ATGAGCTTTTCTATGAATTATTTAGATTTAAAGGAGACTGTACAAAATTCTGAAGAATTAAGAGGTAAAAAGCAGTGTGAAAATATAGACTTTAGTACTTTAAAAATAGAATCTTCTCTGCTAAAATTACTGCCAGAGCATATTTGCATGAAATATAATATATTACCCCTAAAAATAATTGATGAACAATTGTATATAGCATCTTCAAATTATTTAAAAGAAGATGTTTTATATAAAATATCCTTTATTACGGGTAAAAATATAAAAATAGTTCTTTGTAATAAAGAAGATATTTTAGGGGCTATAAAGAGATTTTATACAAACTATGAAGGAAAATATAAGGTTAAAGGAATAAATGAAGAAAAAACTATATCCTATGAAGAAAATAAAGAAAAAAATTTAGAAGGCCCTATAATAAAGTTAACAGATTCTATAATAGAAGAGGCTGTTTGGAGAAAGGCTAGTGATATACATATAGAACCCTTCAAAGATTTTGCTTTAATAAGATTTAGAATAGATGGCATTTTAATAGAATTCAAAAAAATATCCAAAAAAATTTACACTTCTATTTGCACTCGTATAAAAATAATGAGTTATATGAACATAGCAGAAAAAAATATTCCACAGGATGGTAAAATACAAAACAATTATAGAGAAAATAATGACTTTAGAGTATCTACATTGCCCACAGTATATGGTGAAAAATTAGTTATAAGAATACTATATAAAAATGAAAAAATAGCAGATTTAAAATCTTTAGGATTTTTAAAAGAAGATAGAAAAAATATAGAAAAAATGCTTAAAAAGCCCAATGGATTAATTTTAGTTACAGGGCCTACAGGCAGTGGTAAATCTACAACTTTATATTCTATGCTTCAATATATAAACAATAAAGAAAAAAACATAATAACCATTGAAGAGCCAGTAGAATATACTATAGCTGGTATAAACCAAGTTAATGTAGATTATAAAAGGGAACTAACTTTTCTAAAGGGTTTAAAATCCATATTAAGACAATATACGTATTTGAATAAAGAAGTGTTGATATAACTGAGATTGCAGGATTTCGTCAAAAATTTCGTCAAAAATAATTTTAAAAAATATTTTCAATAATTCCAGTAGCTTTTTTCATCATGTCATCTGTTACATGAGAATATGTTCTCATAGTCTGTTCTACATCATGCCCAAGTATTTTCGCTGCAGTTTTAAAATCAATTCCAGAACTTATTAACAATGTAGCATAAGTATGTCTTAACTCATGCATAGAAATTCCAGCCAATTCTCTTAATTCAGAATTTAAATATTTATCGATACTACTAGCATTAAAAGGTGTAACCCTATTGTAAATATCAGTAGGATTATTTTTTTTGTAATTTTTAAGTTTATTTACAACGTTTTTAGATATTGGTATTATTCTATTAGAATTTTTACTCTTAACAGATCCGAATCCGGATTTTCTGTTTTTTAAAATTTTCCATTGCTTATTTACATTTAAAGTATTATTTTTAAAGTCAACATCATTCCATGTCAATCCCAATATTTCTCCCATTCGCATACCAGTATTTGCAGCCATGAACGCAACTATATAAAATCTATGGTCTTTTAATTTATTTAATAATACAGATACTTCTTTTTTTGTTAAAGCTTTTTTAGTGGTTTCCGTCTTTTTCTTAGGAATTTTTATATTTGTAGTAGGTAATTCTGTAATTAAATTTAAGTCGTCTCTAACATATTTAAAAAATGTATTAATTCGTCTTAAATACGTTTCTATTGTGAAAAATTTAAGATTCTTTTTTATGCACCCATCAATAACTTTTTGTATGTCATATTTCTTTATATCTTTTATTTTTTTATCATTTAATACTTTAAATTTTTTAAAACAAGTTTCATAACTCTTAACAGTAAGATATTCCTTATATAACATTATATGTTCACAATACATTTTAGAAATTTCTTTAAACGTTTTTTCACTATCATGTATATCAACATTATTTTTAATACTAGATTTTAAATCTTTTATCATTTTTTCTATAATTGGTTTACCATCTTTTTGAGTTTTAAAACCTTGTTTACTCTTTTGTTTCCATTTCCCAGTTGAATCTTTATAACTAATAATAAATTGCCAACCTTTATCTTTTTTTCTCCAAGTTACATTATAATCCATTAACTTCACCTTTCTTTTAACGCTCATATAGGGCATTTTATATTAAATAGATATATTATACCTAAGAGTATATAAAATGCATTACAGAGAGCTATTCTAAGGAATTAACCCTAGCTTAGCTTTTGTGCAATACTTTCCAATACTTCGATTATTCGTTTTAAGTTTTTTTCATTTTCCTCTGGGGTGATATCTGGTTCTATGATAATTACTTTTGGCATTTTATAACCAACTTTCTTAAAAATAATAAATTTATACTACATCTGTCACACCTTTTGTCACACTTTTTAATAAATGAAATCTAGTAATACCAAGCTTTATATCTATTTTGTGACAAACAAAAGTGTGACAATATATAATAATTTCTTTATATAATATATAAAAAGTTATTTTAATTTTATTTTATATATAAAGAATATTTTTTTATCTGTAACTCTGTAACAATTATATTTATAAGCTAGTAATATCAATGGTTTGCATTTGTGACAGATAATTAAATTTAGCTGTCACACTTTGTCACAAAAGATATTCAAAATGTTGGTATAAGTGGCTTTTCATTTGTCACACTTTTAATTTTATATTCACATCTAATAATTCTTTTAATAAATAATTATCCATATTAGGCATATCTATGTTTAAATCATCTTGGTCAAATAATAAAGCTACTGCGAATAAGTTAGCTTCATATTCTTCTATTCCATTATGTTCATCGCCAAACTGATTTAATAATTTATCATCATGCATTAAAACATGACCTAGCTCATGTGCACATAATACCTTTTGTGAATTAGTTGTAAAATGACTATTTAAATTAACAATAGGTTTTTCAGAGATTTTCAAAGTATATGCTGGATATATATTTGGCTTAAGATTTATATAATTAATTTTTATTCCTAATGCAGTGCAAATTTTAATTGGATTTCCCCCATATTGATTTTTTATATCTTGTGCCAGTTGTATAATTTCTTCTGTCTTCATAAATCCCCCTATAATCTGTATACTATTTTTTCATCTTTTATATATGAAATTATTTATTGTATTTAGGACCTAGCATTTTTATTATATTTAATAATTCATTTGCAAAATCAATTATATCTTGGTCACTCATTTTAGAAGTGTCAAAACCACCATATCCCATTACCGATGGTTGTTCCAAAATAAATTTCATAGCTTCTTCAGCATCTTTAAATTGTTTATCTTCAATTAGTTTTGTTCTTATTGCTCCTTTTAAAGATGAATTTGACACATAGGGAGATTTAGATTCTTCTACAACATTAGTATATTTGTCATCCCATTCCTTCAATTTTTCATATGTTACTTTTTTACCAAGTATTTCTGATGGAGATTGCTTTTGGAAAAATATATCTATTGGAACGTCCATGGCGTCAGCTATTTTTTGTAATATATCAGTATCTATTTTTCGATTACCGTTTTCTAATTTACTTATAGTAGATTGGGGTATTCCAGCTTTTTCCGCTAAATCATAAGTTGATAAATTCTTAAATGTTCTTAAATCTTTCAATTTTTCACTGATTTCCATAATAAAACCCTCCTAATAATTCTAAAATAGAATAATTTATATTTATAATAATTCAAAAATAGAATAAAGTCAAGTAAATAGAAGTAAATAAAAGGAAAATAATTCTATTTTGTCATAATAATTCTAAAATGGAATTGATAAAAATCAAGTTTAATCCTAAAATGGAATCAAGTCGAAAATAGAATTAAAAAAGAAGGTGAAAAACAATTGTATACAGGAGAAAAAATTAGAATTTTGAGAGAAAAATATAAAATTACACAATATGAGTTATCTAAAAAAACAAACTTAACTCAATCTCAAGTTTCAAAAATTGAAAAGGGAAAAAGAAAAATAACTGATGTTGATTTGAAAGAAATAGCAAAAGCTTTACACGTAACTATTCAAGAGCTTCTAGAGCAGGAGGTGATTTAATTGGATAAAAATTTAGTTGATTATATTAATAAGTTGGAAAAAGAAAATTTGGAGTTAAAGAAACAATTAGAAGAAACACAAAAAGACATAATAAGTTGGAATAACTTAAAAACACTAATTAACAATAGTCTTTCAGAATTAGATGAAACAAGAGGACCATATAGTTATTTAATAAGACATGTTGAAAGTGGTATCAATATGATTGTTAGAGCAACATTCAATTTAAAATTTATCAAGGATATTGATAAAACGAATTATGAGCAATCAAAACAATTTACTGAAATGGTTTTGGATTATGTAAAAAAGAATTTTGTCAAAGGTAAATATTAGAAAGGAGGACAAGCAATGAATAAACTAGCCAAGAAAGCAAATTTAACTTTGGACAGCAGGGAAGTAGCCGACATGGTAGATAAACAGCACAAGAATTTATTAGCTGATATTAGAAAATATGAAGAATTTTTAACCAGCTCAAAAGTTAGCTCGTTAGATTTCTTTATGAAAAATACCTATCAAGATGTCAAGGGAGAACAAAGGTCCAATTACCAAATAACCAAAAAAGGTTGTGAGTTCATAGCCCATAAATTAACAGGTCAAAAAGGAACATTATTTACAGCAACATATATAAATAGGTTTCATGAAATGGAGTCCACCATAAAGCAGCAACAAACTAAAATAACATCACTAACAAAACAGCAAGAAATTGAAGCAAGACTTAAAAATGCAAAAGTAAGAGAGGCTAACATTTATTTAAAGATAGCTGATAAAATTCAAATTCCAGAGTATAAGCAGATTATGTATTCTAAAGCTACGGAAGTGTTATCTGGAGAGCAGTTATTACCTTTACCTAAAGCAGAAAGAAGAACTTTCTCAGCTGCTGAGATAGGAAAAAAGTTAGGAATAACTTCTAATATGGTTGGAAGATTAGCGAATAAAAATAATTTAAAAATTAATAAGTATGGCATTAATGTTTGGGATAAAGCTAAACATTCTGATAAACAAGTACCAACATTTAGATACTATGAAAATGTTATTCCAGTATTTAGAGAGATATTGAAGGCGGTTTAATGTATGGATAATAAACTATTAACTCAAAAAGATTTAGCTGAAAGATGGCAAGTAAGTATAAAAGCAATAGAAAGTTATAGACAACAAGGTATTATAACTTCAGTAGAAGGTATACCTTCTATAAGATTTAATCCTCAAGATATTGCAAAATTGGAAGGTACTAAGCTAGAAAGATTTAGTCCACTAGAACGCAGACGTATGGAAAGAGAAATAGAAAATCTAAAGCAAGAAAATGAAAAGCTTAAAGGTATATTAAGTCAAACTTTAGCTAATTTAGCACCTGTTATTAATTTATAGGGAGGTTGTATAAATGCTTAAAAGATTACTTGCAGAAAGAGGTGTTATTTTAACAAAAGAATTATCAGATATGGTGATAGCAGATATTAAATTCAATAAAATTAGATTTAACAAATGTACAAGCATAGAAGAATTATTAATTATAACAGAAAGATGTAATAAAGCACTTATCAAATGTGCTTAAGGTAGGTGATAAAAATTAAATTATATCCACATCAAGAGAGAGCATTAAAAGAAACTAAAAAATTTAACAGAGTTGGTTATTTTTTAGATATGGGACTTGGGAAGACTTTTGTAGGTTCAGAGAAATTAAAAGAGCTCAATTCCAACATTAACTTAGTCATCTGTCAAAAATCAAAGTTAGATGATTGGTATGAGCACTTCAAAACATATTACCCAGAGTATAACACATTTATTTACAGTAAGACAAGAGACATACCATCCAATAGTGTTGTAATAATAAACTACGATTTGGTATGGCGTAGACCGAAATTGTCACAGCTAGAAAATTTTACTCTTATGTTAGATGAAAGTTCTATGATTAAGAATCCAACATCTAAGAGAACTAAATTTATATTAAAACTTAAAGCAGAGAATGTAATACTTTTATCAGGCACGCCCTGTGGCGGAAAATTTGAAGAACTTTTAACACAATGTAAGTTATTAGGTTGGAATATTAGTAAAAAATTATACTGGCAACAGTATATAAAGTTTATAAATATGGATGTTGGAGGGTTTAAAATTCCTAAAGTTACTGGATATAAAAATGTTGAAAGACTTAAGCAAAAGCTACATGAACATGGATCTATATTTATGAAAACAGAAGAAGTATTTGACCTTCCAGAGCAAGTGGAAATATCAGTTTTGGTTGAAAACACTAAAGAGTATAAGAAGTTTAAGAAAGATAGATTAATTACCATAGATAATACTGAATTGGTTGGCGATACAAGTTTAACTAAGATGCTATACCTTAGACAGTTAGCAAGTCAATATAATCCTAATAAATTAAGTGTTTTAAAAGACTTACTAGAGAGTACGGAAGATAGAGTAATCATATTCTATAACTTTACAGAGGAAATGCAACAGATTAAAAAGTTGTGTATTAGATTAGAAAAACCAGTATCTATAGTTAATGGACAAACTAAAGACTTATCAGAATATGAAAAGGAAACTGAATATCACCCAGAGAATGCTTGGCACTCACAAATTGACGTTCCAATTCATAATAAGTCAGTTACATTAGTTCAGTACCAAGCTGGAGCCATGGGACTTAACTTACAGAAGTCTAATAAAATTATTTACTACAGCTTACCATTAGCAAGTGAGTTATTTGAACAGAGTAAGAAACGTACACACCGTATAGGTCAAACTAGAACTTGTATGTATTGGTACTTAATTACTAAGAACAGCATAGAAGAGCAGATATTTGAAACTCTTAAACAGAGAAAAGATTTTACAGACAAGCTATTTGAAGAATTGGAGGAAATATAGATGAATAAATTACAACTCAAAGTATTGGAAACTAAACCAGCAGTAGTAAACTTCAACTTTGAAGAAATATCAAATCATTTGGACAGTGTACTTAAACAATATGAGGGGATTGTTGTTACAGAGGAGACTATAAAAGATGGTAAGAAGGTTATGGCAGATTTAAGAAAAGGTAAAAAATCTTTAGATGAATTTAGAAAGAAAACCAAGAAAGAGTTAACAGCTCCAGTAAAAGCATTTGAAGAACAGTGCAAGGAATTAAGTAAAAAATTTGATGAAGTTATAAATCCAATAAATGAACAGGCTGAACAGTTTGAAATTAAGAGAAAAGAAGAAAAGAAAATAGAAGTTGAAAAAGTTATAAAAATAGTGTGTGAACTTAAACACATTGAAGATCTGCCATTAGATGAAAAATATCTTAATAAATCAATGAGTTTGAAAGCTATTAGAGAGGATTTAATAAGTGTTGCTAATCAAATGTTACTTGAACAGGCTAATCATAAGAAAAATATATCACTAATTGAAGGAAGAATTGATTTAGCTAATGCTAAATATGGTGTAACTATGGTTGAGGAGCCTTATGTGAGTATGTTGGAGCATGAGGATATAGACACTATATTAAATAAAATTTTAGAAGATGGTGAAAGTCTTAAAAATAAAATAGATGATACACCCAAATTAGTAACTTCAGTAGTACAAGCACCTAAGAAAAATGAAGAAATATTTGTGGATACTTATGAGATAGAAGGTACTGAAAATCAGTTAGATGCTTTGGAAGATTTCTTAAATAAAAATAATTACAAATGGAGCATTAAGTAATGGCAGCAGAAAAGAAATTTGAAAATGAAATAAAGAAGTTTTTAAGTGAATTACCAAAGACATGGTTTTATAAAAATTGGAGTGGGCCATATAGTAAAAGTGGTATTCCAGATATTATAGCTTGTGTCGGAGGAACATTCGTAGCTATAGAAGTAAAAGCACCTAATGGACGAGCTAGTGAGTTACAGAAACGTAATATAAGGCTTATACAAGAGAGTGGCGGAGTTGGATATATATTATATCCTAAAGATTTTTCACAGTTTAAAAAGGATATGAAAGAGTTAATAAGGGGGTAAATTCATGAATAAAGAAAAATGGCAAGAGAAAGCTGATGAATTAGTAGATGCAATATTAGACTTAAAAGAAAAGGGAAAAAGAAATAAAGAAGATTTAGATTCATTAAAGATGGAATTAGTTGATTTGTTAGAAAGTAAAAATGTTAATGAGTTTGTGGGTAAGAATGGAAAAGCTAATTTCGTCAATTTTGAAAGAGAAGGTCTTGTTAAAGAAAATGTAGTTGAAACAGTTGATGGAGTAAACAAAGGAAGAATTAAGAATATAAATATGAGGGATCTTACTAAAGATATTAAAGTTCATTTCATAAATGTAAGGGGGTATTTGGGTGATTAAAGTTATAAAAATTAATGATAGTTTAAATGTAAGTTTTGATTATGATGCTGACATAGTATCTAAAGTTAAAACAATACCAGGAAGAAAATACAATCCAAATAGTAAATCATGGGATATGCCACTTCAAGCTATTCATAAATTAAAAGAATTATTCAATGACTTGGATATATCAGAAGATGTTGACCAAGACTATAAGTCTCCTAAATATGATTTTAGGCAAGAATTAGAAAGCGTAAATTATAAACCATTAAAAATATTTGCAGAATGGTGCTTGAATCAATTACCAAATTATTTCTATGAAGTAGCAGCTAGTTCAACAGGAAAATATCATCCAGCTTATGCATTGGGTGAAGGTGGATTAGTAAGGCATACTATAGCAGCAGTAAGAATAGCAGAAGAGTTATTTAAATGTGAAACTATACAAGAATTTGAGTTTAGAGAAAAAAACATTATAAGAGTTGCTTTATTACTACATGATGGGGTTAAACATGGACTTGATGGAAGTCAGTATACAGTAGCTACTCACCCATTAGAAGTGGTTAAGTATTTAGAAGATGTGTATTTTGATGTACCAGAAGAAACACTTCCCGATGAAGTTATAGAGGTAATGGAATGTGATTTATGGGATGATATAGCCAATTGTATTAAATCTCATATGGGTCAATGGAACACAGATTATAAAACATGCGAAGAAATATTACCTAAGCCACAAACTGAAATGCAAAAGTTCACTCACTTATGTGATTACTTAGCTAGTAGAAAGATGTTAGAAGTTAATTTTAATGTGGAGGGGTAGAAGTTATGACTATAGTAAAATTTTCTCATATTCCAGGGCAAATAGAAAAAATTGAATGTGATGATTATACAATTGTAACTAAAGAAAATATAGCTTATGTGATGGTAATTAAAGATGATATGTATATTGCATTAATTCCTTGGAATAGAATCAAGGAAATTAATATGAGGTGATTAAATGCAATACTCACATTCAAGGGTAGAAAGTTTTAGATCTTGCCCTTATAAGTACAAGCTAAGATATCAGGATAGGTTAAAAACAATACCTAACCAGGATGCAAACAACGCTTTAATTTGTGGAAATACAATTCACATAGGAGCAGAAAAAAACTTAAAAGTGGCATTGGAATTTTATAAGTCAAATTATTATATTATATCAGACTTAAATATTAACGAGATTATAAAATTTGAGTATCTAATACCAAAGATAAAAGAGTTATTAGCTGATATCAATATATATGCTCAAGAGTATTTAATTAACACTAAAAGGTTCAAAGGTATCGTGGATTTAATAACTAAAAATGATGATGGGACAGTAGATGTATTTGATTTTAAATATTCAAATGCTATAGAGCATTACATGGAAAGTCCACAATTACACATTTATAAATATTTTTTAGAGCAGCAAGGCTTTAAAGTTAGGAAATTAGGATTTATCTTTATTCCTAAGATTTCTATAAGACAAAAGAAAGAAGAAGATTTATATAAGTTTAGGAAAAGACTTATAGAAGAACTAAAGAAAAGTGAAATTAACTTATTAGAAGTACCTTATAACCCTAATAAGGTTATAGAGTTCTTTGACAACATTGTAGATACTAAGGAAGTAAAAGAGTATAAGAAGAATCCAACTGAATTATGTAGTTGGTGTGAATATGAAGAATATTGTTTGAAAGGATATGATTATATGATATTACCAAAATGTGAAAGACGTGATGTTAAAAAGATTAATAAGAAAAAATTATGGATATATGGACCTAGTATGAGTGGTAAAACTACTATGTTGGATGATGCACCTAATCCATTAAACTTGAATACAGATGGAAACATTGAATTTGTAACAATGCAATATATAAAACTGGCAGATAAAGTGTGGTGGGAAGGAAGAATACAAAAGAAAAAATTTTCATGGGAGTTCTTTATTGAAGCTATAGAGGAACTAGAGAAAAAAGATAATGATTATAAAACAATTATTATAGACTTAGCAGAAGATGCCTACGAAATGTGTAGGTTATATAAATATGATGAATTAGGAATTACTCACGAAAGTGATGATGCATTTAGAGCGTGGGATAAAGTAAGGATGGAATTCCTAAGTACTATGAGAAGATTCTTCAATTTGGAATATGAAAACTTAGTAATTGTATCACACGAAGATAAATCTAAAGATATCACCAAAAAAACTGGTGATAAAATAACTGCTATAAGGCCAAACATAACTGAAAAAATTGCTAATAAATTAGCTGGTATGGTTGATATAGTTGCCAGAGTAGTAGTTGATGGTGATAATAGAACGTTAAATTTCAAGTCAGATGAAGTGGTTTTTGGTGGTGGTAGATTAAAAGGAATTACTAAAACAAGTATTTCATTGAGTTGGGATGAACTTATGAAAGTATATGATGAAGCTAATGCTGGTAAGAAAGAACCTAAAAAAGAAGAAGTTCCTAAGGAAGATAAACCTTCAAGAAGAAGTAAGAGAGAGGGAGAATCTGAAAGCCCAATGGTACATGATGTTTTTAAAGAGAGTGGTGTTGCTTCTATGGCTAATAAAGAAGAAAAACCAACTAGAAGAAGATCTAAAAAAGAAGAAACTCTAGTAGAGGATAAAAAAGAGGAAGAAGTTATTCCAGAGGAAAAAGTAGACGAGCCTAAAGAAGAACCTACAGAGGAACCAAAAGAAGATAAACCAATAGAAGAAACTAAGGAAGAAAAGCCTAAGAGAAGACGTAGAAGAAAGGCAGATGAAGAGTAATGATATTGGAGTTTGAAAATTATAGAGTAAAAACTGATACTAGGCAATTTGTAGTTCAAAAGAGGAAAGTTGTTCAAGCGGGAAGATTTACGAAAGAAGAAAACATAGGTAAAGAATACTGGGAGGATGAAGCATATTGTACAACACTTAATTTTGCTTTAAAGCTCCTTAGAAAAAAAGTTCTTTTAGATAATGATGACCTAAAGGTTATTGTAAATAAATTAGACGAATTAGAAAGCAAAATAGATAAATTTACAACTTTATTAAAGGAGGAAAATTAATAATGGTTAATATATGGGATAAATTTGATAAGAACATAGACGTAGAGGGTTTAAAAAAAGATGCTGAAGAAGCTAAAAATAATGGTGGTGGCGATTTTAAGGAAGTGCCACACGGAGAATATGAAGTTGAAGTAAATAAGTTAGAGTTAAGAGAATCTAAAAAAGGAGATCCAATGTTAAGTATTTGGTTTAAGATACTAACTGGAGAATATAAAGGCAGTTTAATATTTTATAACCAGGTTTTAAGCAGTGGATTTGGATTACACAAGGCTAATGAAATGTTAAGGTCCTTAGATAGTGGTATAGAGGTAGAGTTTGAAAGCTTTAGTAAATTTAATGATATGCTTATGGACATAGCTGAAGCTATAGACGGTAAATTGGAATATCAACTTAGCTATACAGCTAATAAGAAAAATAATAAATTTAGTGAGTATGAAATAAAAGATATATTTGAAGTTTAAAAGGGATGGGGAGTGTAGAAGCTCCCCTTTGTAATAAAATGATGGTGATAATATGCATAGTCCATTACCTTGGCACATAGATGAAAAAGATAAGTGTTGTATAAGAGATGTTAACAATGATTTTGTAGTATGTGATGGTATATATGGTTATATTACTGTAGAAGATGCAGAGTTTATAGTCAAAACAGTTAATGCAAAATATCGAGGTGATAACTAATGCTTTTTTATGACTTTGAAGTATTTAAACACGATTGGCTAGTAGTTATAAAAGATACTGATATTAAGAAAACTCATACCATAGTAAATAATGTTGAAGAATTAAGAAACTTCTATGAAGCCAATAAAGATAATGTTTGGTGTGGTTATAACTCTAGGTCATATGACCAATGGATTTTAAAAGCCATAATAGCTGGATTTAATCCTAAGGAACTTAACGACCACATCATAGTGGACCATAAACCAGCTTGGAAGTTCTCCAGCACCTTATGGAAAATCCAATTATTTAATTATGATGTTATGACTAGTTTTCATGGTCTTAAACAGTTAGAAGGATTTATGGGAAATGACATAAGAGAAACAACTGTTAACTTTGATATAGATAGGAAATTAACTTCTAGCGAGATTGATGAAGTAATTTACTATTGTAATCATGATGTTGAGCAAACAATGGAAGTATTTATTAACAGAATTGAAGAGTTTGAGGCTCATATGGGATTAATTAAAAACTTTAAATTACCACTTAAATATATAAGTAAGACCAAGGCTCAACTAAGTGCAATTATATTAGGTGCAAATAAACAGGATCATAGTGACGAATTTGACATCACTATAGTACCAACTATAAAGATTAATAAATATAGAGAGATTTTAAACTGGTATAAGAATCCACTAAATAGAGATTATAAAAAATCTTTGGAAATAGAAGTTGCCGGAGTATCTCATATATTTGGTTGGGGTGGACTTCATGGAGCAAGAGATAAATATCAAGATGAAGGAATTTTTATTAATTCAGATGTAGGCTCATTTTATCCTTCACTTATGATACAGTATGATTTTTTAAGTAGAAATGTAAGGGATAAGTCAAAGTATAAAGAAATTTATGATTATCGTATGCAGCTTAAAAAAGAAGGTAAAAAGAAAGAACAACAGCCATATAAAATAGTTTTAAATAGTACCTATGGAGCTTCCAAAGATAAATATAATAATCTGTTCGACCCTTTACAAGCTAATAATGTTTGCATAAACGGACAGTTAATGTTACTGGATCTTATAGAAAAGGTAATAGAGGGAGTTCCAGGAGCCAAATTAATCCAAAGTAATACAGACGGTGTTATGTGGAAGTTGGAAAATAAATCAGATATAGAAATATACAAACAAATATGTGACAAATGGTGTAATAGAACACACATGACATTAGACCATGACTATATTAAAAAAGTAGTACAAAAGGATGTAAATAACTATCTCATAGTAATGGAAAACGGAAAAATTAAATCTAAAGGTGCTTATGTTAAATCACTAAATAAACTAGATTATGACCTTCCTATAGTAAATAAGGCCTTAATGGAATATTTTATATATGGAATTGTTCCAGAGGAAACTATTTTAAATTGTAATCAACTAAAGGAGTTCCAGAAGGTAGTTAAGATAAGTAGTAAATATTTATACGGTTTTCATGGAGATACAAAATTAGATGAAAGAGTTTTAAGGGTATTTGCTAGTAGATCCAGGAGTGATGCTGGGGTATTTAAAGTAAAAACAGAAGGTGGAACTAAAGAGAAAATGGCAAATACACCAATAAAATGTTTTATAGAGAATAGTAATATTGAGGGTAAGGAAACACCGAGAAAATTAGACAAGCAGTGGTATATAGATGTGGCTTGGAAAAGGATAAAAGATTTTATAGGTTAGGTCGGAATATGAAATTTAACCTATGAAAGCATGATATATAAATAATGTTCTTTGAAAACTGAATAATACGGTATTAAATATAAAAAATAGTAATATGTTTTTTTTAGTGTTATTGAAATGTAGCTTATTTTATGAGAATATAATAATGTAAACATTATTATATTTGTTAAAGGGAGTAATATTATGAGTAAATGTGGAGCAACTAATTTATTAAATATATTTTTAAAAGAATTTAAAAATGAAAGTGATAGGGCATGTGTTATATTATCAGCAGCAATGATTGAGAATGAATTGGAATCATTACTTAAAAAAAAGTTAGTATCTTCTAGCAAAAAAACAGATAATTTATTTGATAATGCTACTTCAGCTTTAGGTACATTTAGTAGTAAAATTGATATGGCCTATAGACTTGGATTGATTAGTAAAAATCTATGTAGGGACATTCATATCATTAGAAAAATTAGAAATCAATTTGCACATGATATATATGATTGCAATTTTAATAATACTGTAATTATTGATAAGGTAAAAGAGCTGGAATCATCTACTCAAATAGTAAAACAAGACTTAGAATTTAGGGATAAATTTGATGGTTCAACTAGAGGTGACTTTCAAATGATATGTGCTAAAATTATTTTCTATCTAAAATCTGGTAGGTTAAACTCTTCAATAATTACATGTATAGAAAAGGACAAAGAGTGGATATATGGAAATGAATCACATAGCAATATAGAAAGTTAATTAATGTACAATTTTTATTTGATAAATTTAATTTTATAATCTACATTTTTATATTAAAAATATCGTATTATTCAACATGAATATGCGATATTTTTTATTTTGCAAGATAAAGTAATTGTAAATGTCAATCCAACTATTTTTATATTGAAACTGTATTAGAGTATTAATAAACTAATACGAGGTGATTAAATTATGAAAAGTAAGAAAGATAAATTTATGGAATATGTAGATTTAAGATTAAGAGAAAAGAAATATAAAGAACGCTTATTAAATTCCAACATTACAGATATACAAATTAAAAGTATGGAAAAGACAAGGCGTAGAAAAGTAGGTCAAATTTAGGAGGGCTATTATGCAAATGAATGGGAAGGTTAAAGTAATAGTATTACCTTATAAGACATTCAAAGAGCGTATAAGACTTACTGAAAGGTATGAAAGGAATTATGTAATAGAGAATATGGGCCAATTTTTATATATGGTAAGGAGGTAACAAAAATGTTAAAAGAGTTTGAAATAGGAAGTAAGTATCAAATACTAGAGTGGAGTGAAATAGAAAAGCTAGAAGGTGTTATAAAATACCCACATAAATTAGTATATAACGGTGTTAGCTTCTTAGATGAAATGAAAAAATATTGTGGCCATCAGTTCATTGCAAATAAAGTTGATGTATTTGACCATCTAAAAAACACTTATAGGTGGGTTTTCCCTTGGATGTGTAAGAAAGTACATTCAAGAGAAGAAATAGAAAGACCGAATTCAATGAAATATCAAAAACACAACGAAATATGCGAGGAACTTAATAAAATTTACAAAAGTAAGAATCACGATTACGGGGATTCATTTGGAGAAACTTATAAGAAGTTAGGTATAATTTCAGCTGTTACTAGAATTACAGATAAAGTTAATAGGTTACAAAGTTTATGTACTAAAGATGCTCTGGTAGATGAATCTATAAAAGATACATTAATGGATTGTGCTAACTATTGTATTATGACTTTAATTGAATTGGAAGGTGAAGATAATTGAATTTTAAAGAATATCAAGAAAAGGCTTTAAAAACTAAAGGTAATTATACAGATAATATAGATCAACTTATAAATGGAGTTATGGGACTTAATGGTGAATCTGGAGAAGTTATAGACATAGTTAAAAAATTCATGTACCAGGGCCATAATTTAGATAAAGATAAGATAATAAACGAGTTAAGTGACACACTTTGGTATATAAATTTAATTGCAAATAGCATAAATATGAGTTTAGAAGATATAGCTAAATATAATATAGACAAGCTTCAAAAAAGATATCCTAAAGGGTGTTTTAGGGTAGAAGATAGTGTTAATAGGAAGAAATAATTAAAACTAATGTTTAAATTAAAAATGATTTACATAGGATCTTGGCATCCTATATAAATCATTAATCTTAGATAATCCTAACTTTAGATGATAATTTGTACACAAAGTGTAAAAGTTAAATTTATTATAATTTGGGTCGTTATGAGTGTCCATTTAAATATTAAGAAATTGGACTTGGGACACATAAAGAAGAATTAATCTTCTTTATGCTGTATTAAATTCCCTGTGGATAGTATGGCAATTAACACATTAACCGTATACGGTCTTAGTAATATGTAATTGATCGAAATACTAATAGCTCCACTAAGCCAAGCTCCTATCAATACTAATATTAATAGTATCACCAAATTATATTTTTGCATAATATCACCTCATCTAAAGTTATTTTACTTTAGACTAGTGAGCTATGACGCACTCTTTAAATGAGTGGCTGCTTCTAAGCCAACATCCTAGTTGTCTAAAAGTGGAATATTCTAATAACATGATAACATGGAATAATTATGAAAACAATATAAATTTAATTTAATATTACCAGTAAGGAAGGTGAAAAAATTGTTTAAAGGATACATTCCCACAGGTGGTAAGGATGGTAAAAGACCAACGGAAGAATATAAAGATAGAACAGATTTTTATAGTTTAGAAGATGTGGAAAGTTTAAATTCTTACGGTGGAGTATTAAAAGATAACATAATACAAATTGATATAGATGATAAAGAACAATCAGATATTCTTTATAAAATAATAAAAGAATTAGACATAAATACTACAGTTTTACAAACTACCCGAGGAAAACATTTTTATTTTCTTAATCCAGGAATAGAGAGAAGAAAGCAAGGATATTACACTGCACTAGGAATAAAGATAGATGTTGGACTTGGAATACAAAATGCAGTAGTGCCCTTAAAAGTAAAAGGTAGAAAGCGTAAGTTTTTAAAAACAGTAGAGGATATAGACATATTACCAGCATGGTTAATACCTCTTACCAAAAGGGAAATTAATTTTAGTACTATGGCTGAAGGTGATGGTAGAAATAGTAGTTTATATGGATATATATTAACTCTACAACAAAAAGGCTTAACGAAAGAGGATATTAGAGAAACTATAAAAATTATAAATAAACATATATTAGCAGAGCCGCTGGATGAAAAAGAAATAGAAACAATTTTGCGTGATGAAGCATTTTTAAAAGAAAGTTTCTATATAAAAAGTAAATTACAATATGAGAAATTAGCATTATATTTAAGAGATAACGACAAAATTATAAAAATAAATGATGAACTCCATATCTATAAGAATAATTATTACTGCTCAGATACTAAAGAAATTGAAAAAACAATGCTTAAATATATAAATAATTCTACTAATAGTACTAGAACCGAAGTATTAAGATACCTAGATCTATTATGTAAAAACACTAAAATGACTAATCCAAAATACATTACACTGGAAAATGGAATATTTGATTTAGAAAATAAAAAATTACTGGAGTTTAATAGCAGCCATATAATTAAGAATAAAATTTCATGGTCATATAATCCAAATGCTTATAGTGAAACTATGGACAAGACTTTAAACAAAATATGCTGCAAAGATAAGCAACTCAGATTGTTAATAGAGGAAATGATAGGTTATACATTATTTAGACGTAATGAATTGGGCAAAGCTTTTATATTAACAGGTGGAGGTAGTAATGGTAAAAGTACATTACTTGAAGTATTAAATGAATTACTTGGAGAAGAAAATATATCTAGTGTATCTTTAGAGGAATTAAATCACCGTTTTAAAACTTTTCAGTTAGAAGGTAAGTTGGCTAATATAGGTGATGATATAAGTAATAAATATATTGAAGATAACTCTACATTTAAAAAATTAGTTACTGGGGAAAAAGTTAATGTGGAGAGAAAAGGAAGAGATCCATTTGACTTTAAAAATTATAGTAAATTAATTTTTTCAGCTAATGAACTTCCAAGGATCAACGATTTATCTGGCGGACTTAAAAGGCGTTTAATATTTATACCTTTTAATGCTACGTTCTCCAAGAAGGATAAAGACTATGATCCTTTTATCTTAGATAAGTTGACTTCACATGAATCAATGCAATATTTATTAAAATTAGCACTTCAAGGATTAAATAGAGTATTAATTAACCATAGTTTTACTCATGCTGAAGTATGTAATCAAGTTTGGGAAGAATATGAAGCAATAAACAATCCAGTAGTAGGATTCTTAGAGGATAACGACATAGAGAATGAACCAGTAAAAGAAGTTTATTTAAGATACAGTTCTTGGTGTAGTGAAAATGGTTTAAAATCTGTGTCCAAGCCTGTATTTAGTAGGGAAGTACAAAAGCAAGGATATACCAGTAATGAAAGAATAAGAATTAATGGAAAGCAAAAGCGTATTTATAAAAAGATTTAAACCTATATGGGGTATATTATAATAATATGAAGTTGTGACATATATTAATGATATCTGTCACACCAACTAAATACAGTAATAGCAATAGTTATGAAAGTATTTAATAAATTAAGTGTGACAAAGATTTTATTTATCTGTCACAGCTTATAAGTTAGTAGTATCAACGGTTTAATGGGTATCTGTGACAGAGTGACAAGAATTTTAACTTTCTTTATATATAAAATAAAATGAAATATAAATTATATATAATATATAAGAAATTATATATAAGTATGTCACACTTTTTTTGTAACAAAATCACTTCAAAGTTAATAATATAGCCAAAGTAGTTGTGACAAATACCCCTTAAAAGTGTGACAGATAAACTTAAAAAAAGAGGTGATTCACATAGATAATTATAAAAAAACTGAATATATGTTATATAATTATAAACAATTTAAAGTAGAAATTAAGAATATTTTATTAGAAATAGAAGATATAGAAAACTCATATCGATGCATAGGAGCTATGCAATATTCAGATATGCCAAAAGCTCACAATACTAACAGTGCAATTGAGCAAGAAATAGAACAAAAAGAAAAGCGCATAGAACATTTAAATAGATTAATAAGTAAAAAAGAAAATATAATAAAGCGTGTTGATAATGCTTTAGAAGCTTTAACAGATAGAGAACGTAAAATAATAGAACTTAGATACTTTAATAAAATAGCTAATAATAGAGTTGCTGAAAAATTAGACTTAGCAGAGCAAACAACATCTATTATGAATAAAAAGATAATAGATAAATTGTCTACATTAATGTTCTTTTAATAAAATATTAATTTGTGATTAAGTCATAATTAATTTAATATGTTATAATGTTATTATACGGAGTACCCAGAGGAAGGGTACTCTTTTTTATTATGTGTAGTTGCCAAGGAGGTGAGTGTATGGCTTATGATGTACTAACAGTAAAGCAAAGTGATATGGTTACAATGCTTATAGAAGGGCATAGTATAACGGATATAGCTAAGAAATTAAATGTAACTAGGAACACGATATATGCGTGGATGAATAAGGATAATGTTAAGGCTGAGCTGGACAGACGTAAGCGTGAACTAGCACACCAAGGTAACCAGACTATACTTAAAGATATAATTACTTATGTAGATAATATTAAAGGCTTAGCTAATAATAGCAGCGACAACCGTGTAAAGCTAGCAGCTAACCAGTATCTACTCAATAGAATCTATGGTAATCCTACTAGTGTAGTGGAGGATAATAAAGAGAATAATAATGATACTTTAGATACTAATGTGTTGGAAGAAGAACTAAATAAGTTTAAAAATATACGTAGAGTTAAGTAATATCAACGGTTATAGCTGTTTCTAATATATTCGCAAAAATTTCATTTAGCGAAGTTGTGATATAAGGGGGGTGGTTCTAAAATATGGATGTGCGAAGGGCTCGTTAGCCAGTTCTACATTTTTTATAAAATTTTTAAAAACCAGAAGGAGGTGAAAATCCTCCTACTTAAATGTGTATATGTACTGAATAGCACCTTAACGGGTGCTTTTTTACATACTTAGCAAAGGCTAAGAAATAATATTTGCAGGAGTGGTGATTGTATGTGAGATATAAATTTAATACTAGATGGAAAGGTAAAGATTTAAAGTGTGCCTGTTTATTTGGTAATCCAGCCTGTGATAGATATAAAAAATGTGAAGTATTAGAATTAAAATTAAATCCTTATGAAGATATAGATAAATGTATGGACCATAGATCTTATAAAAGAGTTAGAGGAAAAATTCAACAATTATAGAGGAAAACCTCCTAAAATGTAGAAATATAGTAAAAAGTATAAAATTAATATTCTAGGAGGTAATCATAATGGAAATACTAGATTGGAGTACTGTACAAACATTCGATAATTATAGTTTAATTATTAGATTTAAAAATGTAGAAATAGAAATAGATGAAGATATGTGTCCCATATGCAATTCTAAGATTAGTCCAATGAAATTGATACAAATTAAAAGTGATGATGAAAAGATGATGTATATCTTAAGTAAATGTCCATCTAAAAGCTGTGGAAAATTTTTTATTTCAGAATATATGAAAACAAACATATTACGTTCAGGAGGGTATAGTGTATATACATTAAATAAATCTTATCCTAAAAATTATGTTACAACAGAATTTGATGAAATTATAAATAATATTTCTCCTAATTTTATTGAAATATATAATCAAGCTGAACAGGCTGAACAAGGAGAATTAACCGAGATATGTGGTGTGGGATATAGAAAAGCTTTAGAGTTTTTAATCAAAGATTATTGTATTAAAAATAATTCTGATTTAGAAGAAGAAATAAAAGCAAAATTATTAGGAAAAGTTATAAATGAATATATTGAGAATGAAAATATAAAAGAATGTGCAAGACGGGCTGTATGGATTGGAAATGATGAAACTCATTATGTTAGAAAGTGGGAAGATAAAGAGATAAAAGACTTAAGAAGGTTAATAGATCTAACTATTAATTGGATTCTTACCGAAGAAAAAACGAAAGAATATTTAAATGATATGCCGAAATAAAAGTTGAGGTGAGTACATGACAGAAGAACAAAAAAATAGATATTTATTATTTAAATATCTTACAGAACAGTTTACTATTGCCGGAGCTGACGATTCAGAAGAAAAAGCTAAATATATTATTTTATCTAATAGTAATAATTTATTTGGATATCATGGATTAGCTTGGCAGTTAGGAAAATTGAATATGGAGTTTTTCTGTATGTACTTTTTACAAGATACTTTTTTACCTAAAGAAAATAATGCCGCAGCTCCAATAGCTAAAGTACATAAGGAAATATGGAGCGATATAGAAAATGCTATTATTGGAGACGGTGCTGACCAAATAGGAAGAATACTTCCGAGGGGAACTGGTAAGTCTGTTTTTGGTACTTTTGCCGGTACTATATGGGCGCATTGCTATAAGCATAAAAAATATACTTTAATATGTTCAGATATAGGATCTACTGCGGAAAAATTCATAAGTGATATTAAAAATACATTGTTGGAAAATGAATATATTAAAAAAGCTTTTGGAATTATTTTAAATGATAAGGATAAAAGATATAAATGTAACAGTACTCAACTTGAGTTAACAAATAAAACTTTTATTGAAGCTATTTCTTCTGCGTCCCCCATGAGGGGACGTAAATATGATAATTGTAGACCAGATTTTATTATTTTAGATGACTATCAATCAGAGGATGATGTAAGAACTGAACAGGCTAGAGAAAATAAATGGAAAAGATATAGTGATGATGTTAAGTATGCTAGTCAAAAGGCAGTTATAAGAAATGGTAAAACAATTAAAAAAGGAACAACTTTTATTGCATTAGGAACACTCCAACATAAGGAGTGTTTTTATTCTAGATTATTAAAAATGCCAACATGGAAATTTAGGAAAGAAAAAGGTGTATTGTTAGAAGATATAGACTTGTACTTCACCACTGGATTATGGGGGAAGTTCAAGTCTATTTTATTTAACTTTAAAAATGACAATAGGCTTGAAGATGCAAAAGAATTTTATTGGAAACACCAGGAGGAAATGAAGTTCCCATTGCTATGGGCTGAATTTTGGGATTGCCTAGACATAGCCCTTAGTTATTATGAAAATCCAAGTAGCTTTAAACAAGAAGTTCAAGGAGATGTTGATAGTATTGGTCAAAAGTGGTTTAAAACAGTTGCTACAGAAACAAGAAAAGAAATAGAAACGCATAATTTTATTAAAACTATGTTACTTATAGATCCTGCATCTGGTGGAGGAAAGAAAAATGACTATAGTGCTTTCTTAGTTGGCTCACAAGCTGACAATAATTTAAAGTATGCTCGTAAAGCTGAGTTAGCTAAAATAAATGCTAGAACTGATTTTGATAAATATGTAAATCATGCAATTAAACTATTAAAAGATTATACAGATATAAGTCACTTATATATTGAAAAAAATACTTTCAATGGTGCTGATGCTAATGCCATTGAAAATAAAATTAAAGATGATCCAGTGTTAAGTAATAGAAATATTACCATAATAAATGAGCACCAGAAGAAAAATAAAGATGATAAAATCAGTACTCTTATCCCTTATATAAATAAAGGTCAGATTGTTTTCGCTGAAGAAGATAATGAGTTTACAGACCAGATTTTAGATTTTCGTGGTCAAAAATATTCGGTTCATGATGATGCTCCGGATATAACTGCGGAATTTAATAATAGAATTGAAAATGTTGAAGTAATTGAAAATGTGGTTTTATTAGATAGAAGAAAATTTGGATTGTAGGAGGTGATTGGAATTATAGATATAGACTTACTTAAAAAAGCATATGAAGAATATCAAAGCAATAAAATTACTTATAATAAAATGTATGAGTATTATAAAGGCAATACTGATGCAATGGCTAACTATAAAATGGTAACTGAAAGAAGTAATAATAAAACTCCAGTTAACTATATTAAGAAATTTATAAAAGAAGAAGTTAGCTACAGTGTTGGGAATGATGTAACCTATATAAGTAAATCTGGTAATGAAAATATAGTCAATGACATTGACTATTACCTGGACCACTGGAGTGAGGGACATGATTCAAATTTAGCCAAAAACATGCTTATATATAGTTTGGTCTATGAATTATATTATGTAGATGAAGAAGGTCAATTTTCTAGTAAAATAATAAGTCCACGAGAAGGATATGCTGCCATAGATGATTTTGGCAACATATCTTTTTTTATGCACACATATAAGCTTAAATTTGATGATAAAACTTATATTGATGTGTATACAGATAAAGAAATATTACATTTTAATGATAAATTTGAGAAAATTAATAAACCTACGAAACATATTTTTGGTACTGTACCAGTAGCATTATGTCAATTAAGTGAAGAAGGCAAAGACGATACTTTGTATAAGGATTTGAAAGGCTTACAAGATGCGTATGAAACTAACCTGTCTGACATATCTAATGAAATAAGTGATTTTAGAAATGCCTACATGGTTTTAACTGGTGTTTCTATAGATGAAAAAGATATTCCTAAAATGAAAAAATTAGGAGTAATGCAAATTAAAGATAAAAACGGTACTGCTGCATGGTTAATTAAAAATATTAATGATACATTTATTCAAAATACTTTAAATACTTTAGAAGATAAAATGTATCAATTATCTAGTCATATTAATCATAATGAAAAAATGCAATCAAATTTAAGTTCATTAGCTTTAAGAGCTAGGTTAATAGCTTTAGAGGAAAAGTGTAAATTAAATCAGAAGTCTATAGCTGATTGTATTAAAAATAGGCTAAAATTCCTATTTATATATTTGAAAGTAATCAAAAATAAAAATTATGACTTCAGAGATATAAAAAGTAAATTTACTCCGAATATCCCACAAGATGATTTAATGACAGCTCAGGTCATAAGTCAATTGGGAGATAAACTGTCTACTGAAACAGGTTTAAGCTTATTAAGCTTCATTGAAAATCCTAAAAATGAGTTAAATAAGCTTAAGGATGAAGCGCCTAAAATGAGTTTAGATGATATGGATTTTGGTGATGATGGATAATATTAAAGAAGAAGAATTTATTGAGAGCCTTTATAATAAAGCTAATGAGCAGTTAAAAGAAGTTTACAAAGAACAAAGAGAAAATAGAGATAACTTATTTAAAGAAATAGCTTTAATAATGTTAATATATACTGTTTTAGGTGAATCAATGAACCTTAAGGGCAGAGATAAAAGCAAGGAATATAAAAGATTGTCCAAGTTAATTATTAACGCTACAAAGGGCCAGACAGCCACTCAGAAACGTGTCATAAGTAATATTTTAAATAATACTATAAAAAAGACTTTTAATTATTATTCATATAATGCGAACTTGAAAGATGTAAAAAAAATTATAGAAAATAATTTTAAAGGGAAGCATTTTTCTACCAGGGTTTGGGAAAATGAAAAAGAAGTGGCAAACCATTTGCTTAATCAAATTAAGCAATTTCTTAATGGTAAGATAAATGTTAACCAAATAAAAAAAGATATAGAAAAGACATTTAATAGTAATGCTTATGAAGCTAGGCGATTAGTCGAAGCAGAAGTAAATAGGTGTGAGGATGAAGCTTTTAAAAAGTTTTGTAAAGAAACAGGAGTTAGAAAGGTAAGAAGAAATGAAGTATTAGATCGTAGAACTTGTTCTGAGTGTGCTGACTTACATGGTAAAATATATGATTTAAATGATGCACCTGGAACTGTACACCCGTTATGTCGTGGGTTTAATACTATAGAAGAATAATAAATATAAGAAAGCGTTATAAAAAGCAATTGTTAAGTAAAACAATAGGTGTTTTCTATATATATTGTAGAATTTTAAAGGTTTTTACACATTCCTATAGAATATAAATTTTTGTAACAAAATTTGTATTCTATAGGAGGATAAACTATATGAAAGATGCACTTATAGGAGGAGTTGCAGGTGCAATTATTACTATGATATTAATTATAATAATTAGTATTATAGTAATTTCTGCATTTATAAAAAAGGAGATAAGACAGGATTTTATATTAAAAATGAAAAAAGCCTTTAAAAAAGATAAACTTAAAAATGATATTAATAAATTAAAACAAATGAACAATAATGAAATAATTAATTTAAAATATTCTTATATTAAAAAAGCAAAATCGCTTTCTAATGCAGGAAGTTTATTAAAGAATTCATTTGTAATTGTTACAATCGTAATATCTTTAATAAGCCTTACAATTCCTATTACTATTCAATTTACTGATACTGTATTAAAAGATTTAGATACTGCTTTAACTAATAAAATAGAAATAATTAAGCAGGAACAAATTTCAGAAAATAAAAAAGCTGAAAAGATTGAAAAAGAATATACTAATTTTTATACTGGGAAAGACAATAAAATTATTTTTAGAAAAGAATTGTACGAGAAAATAATAAACCTTGCATTAAATATGTTTATAGGTTGTATAGTGTTAACAGGTATTATATTTACTGGATCTATATCATATTCTAATAAAGCATCACATTATGAAACATTAGTTATGTATATTGATAATGAATTAATAAAAAATAGCGGTTAAAACAAAAATTAAAGTCTTAGAAATAAGGCTTTTTTATTTTAATTAAAATTGTGTCTTTAGTCTTAGGGTTAAAGGGACAAATAGGAGGAAAGTAAAATGTTAAAAAGTGAATTATTAAAATTAATAGAAAGTATAGAGGATAATGGAGAAGTTGATGAAATATTAAAGAGTACAGATTTTGCAAAGTCTATTCTAAGCTTAGATAATTTTAAAAATTTAGTTGCAACTGATAAGGATTTTAAGTCTTTTATGGATAGTGAAAAGGACAAATATAATTCTAAGGCATTGGACACATGGAAGACTAACAATTTACAGAGTTTAATTGATGAAAAAATAAAAGAATTATATCCAGAGGACGATCCAAAGGATTTAGAACTAAAAAAATTACAACAAGAAATGGAGAATATGAAAAAAGAAACTTTAAAAAAAGAGTTAACTAATAAAGCTCTTAAAATAGCTACTGAAAAAGGTCTACCAACTGATTTGGTAGATTATTTTATTGGACAAGATGAAGAAGCTACAAATAAAAACTTAGAAACATTAGAAAAAGTATTTACTGATAAGTTAGAAACTACAGTAAAAGAAAGATTAAAAGATAATAGTTACACACCACCAAGCGGAGGAAGTGATCCAGAGGGTGGTTTAGATTTTATATCTGTAATAAAAGACAATCAAGTAAAAAGAGATTAAAAAGGAGAGTGTGAAATATGACATATTTAAAGGATGAATTACAAGGGTTTGTTCCAGTAGAACAGGCAAATGGAATAATGAAAGATGTAGCAAGAGGTTCCTCTATACTTAGATTAAGTAAAGTTGAACCTATGAAGTCAGATAAGAAAAAATTTAGCATTATGACAGATGGTCCAGGAGCTTATTGGGTAGGTGAAACTGAAAGAATACAAACATCTAAAGCAGAATGGATATTCCCAGAAATGGAAGCCAAGAAATTAGCGGTTATAATTCCAACAACAAAAGAGAAAATGAATGATACTACTATAAATGTATTTGGAGAAATGAGACCAGCAATAGCAGAAGCTTTTTACAAAGCTATAGATAGCGCTTGTCTATTTGGTACTAATTCCCCATTTACTAAGAGCATTTTTGGAGTTGCTGATGGAACCGGTAATAAAATAGCATTAGAAACTAATGGTGCTGGTAAGCTTGACTTAGACATAAGTGATGTTATGGCACTTGTGGAAGCTGATGGATTAGACGTTAATGGTTTCGCAGGGCACTACGGACTTAAAAATTCTTTAAGAAAATTAAGAGATGCTAATGGAAATGCTTTGTTTGTTCCAGGTGTAGGCCAAAATGAATTATATTCTAATCCTATAGAATTTGTTAGAAATGGCGGATGGGATAAGACAAAAGCTGAATTAATAGGTGGTAACTGGATGTATTCCCTTGTGGGTATGAGAGCAGGTATTGAGTATGAAATACTTAAAGAAGCAACATTACAAAGTGTTACTATGGGAGATAATAAACCATTATCTTTAGCAGAGAATGACATGGTAGCAATAAAAGCTACAATGAGATTAGGTTTCTTACCTATAAAAGATAAGGCATTTGCTTTATTAACACCAAAGGCTGGAGCATAATAGGAGTAAAACTCCTATATTTTAATTTAAAGGAGGAATGTGAAAGTGAACAAATATTGTAAAGGTAAAAGAACAATATATGCTACTGAAAGGGCATTTGAAATAATATATAAAGACCAAGGTTTTAGACTTGTGAAGGAAAAATCAAAAGATAATGATGAAAGTGTTAAAAATAATGAATCTACTAATAATGAAGAACAGGAAAATGATAAAAAAGTAGGTGATTAAATGACCACTGAGCAAAGAAAAGCTGTTTTAGTTATTAGGAACTATTTAAACAAAGATTTAGAAGATAATTATATATTAGAAAATTATGATTTAGCAGTAGAGCAGTTAATTAATAATGCTGCTAAATTAGAAAATATAACTCCTGGAGTTAAATCCATGTCGGAGGGTAACCAATCTATAAGTTTTGAAAATGGTGTTGGTGCATGGAGCGCAACAGAAGATGTTAAAGCTTTATTGCCTACACCATACGTAAGGATGTGGTAGCATGGGGGTTTTATTTAAAAATGCAGATATTACTATATACAATAGGTATTATGACAATAATTTAGGTGCCGATATGTACCAAAGGGCAGTTATTGAAGGTGTTAATTGGCAAGGCAAAAGAAATGGAAGTGTAACAGATAAGGGACTATTATTAGCAGATAGTACCCTTATTTTTATTGATAAGCTAGATAAGTATGTATCTCCTAAAAAGTTTATGAAATTAACAGATGAAGAAAGAAAAAATCATTTTACTTTTAATGTAGGAGACAAAATTGTAAAAGGCATAACTGACTTTGAGGTAACAGGTGTCAAGCCCTATCGAATAGCTGATTTAGAAAGTGAATTTGATGATGTAATAAATATTAAATCCGTTAGTCCTCTTTCTAATCACTTTGAAGTGGAGGGCGTATAATGGCCACTACAGTAAGAATCCAAATAGATAAGACGGAAAAAATTTTACTAAAAAGATATTTAAATAAAAATGGTCAAGCGCAGGTTAAGTTTACTAAAGAAGTGGCTAAAAATTGTAATAACTATGTACCATTTCTTACAGGGCGACTTAAAGATATGAGTGTTGAGTTAAAAACAGATAAAATAATTTATAATGCTCCGTATGCTGCTAAACAATATTACACTAATAAAGGTGGAAATAGAGGAGCTTTAAGAGGTAAGTATTGGGATAAAAGAATGTGGAGTGATAAAGGAGATAAAATTGTGCAAACAATAGCTGATTTTGCTGGAGGGAGGACAAGATGATAATAGATTCTTTAAGAAATTATATAAGAAAATGCCCTCACTTAGACACTTTTAATAATGCCATAAGGGTAAATGTAAACTATTTAGAACCTAATATAGATACCTATTCTATAGAAGAAATCCCAATAGAGCCTATAGTAAAAAAGTATGTTAATGGAGACAGTATACGCCAATATGCTTTTATTTTTACGTCTAGAGAGCCTTATGGAGCAGACGTATTAACCAACATAGATAACAGCGGATTTTATGAAAAGTTCGCTGAATGGATCGAGGAAAATAACAATAATAATATATTGCCAGTACTAGATAACTTAGAATCACTTGAAATAAAAGTCGCTAGTACTGGCTATGCTTTTGCTGTTACAGAAGATACAGCTCAGTTTCAAATACAACTTAAATTAAAATATTTTAAGAAAGGAATGATATAGATGGCAGTTAGAAAAAGAAAAATACAAGCTAACTATTTAAAAGTTACAGATACATTTGAACTATTAGGTACTGGTTTTACAGAGCTTAATGAAAGCCCTTCTGCTCAGACAACTTCTAAAAGATATATAAATCAATCTAGTGCAAGTCAATCTATAACTGGTTATGAGTGGGCTACTGAATTTACAGCAGATCAGATTGCAAGCGAAAAGGCTATAGAACATATTAGAAATATTGGGGAAATGCAATTGACAGGTCCCGATACTGAAACAGATTATTTAATCGTAGATTTGGATAAACCTGCAGCTACTACTGGTTTTAGAGCTAGAAAATTTAAAGTAGCAATATCAATTGATTCTTTTCCAGATAATGATGGAGAATTAGGAATTGAAGGTAGTTTCTTAGGTATAAGTGATCCAATACTAGGTACATTCGATACAACTACTAAAAAATTCACAGAAGGTTTTACACCTAAAACAGAAGGAACAACTACAGCTGAGGAGGGTAAATAATGAAGATTAATGGAGTAGAATTACCGGATTTAGATATACTTGATTTGGAAGTGGCTGAAAACTACGAAAAAGCAATTAAGGGTGTTGAAGGAATAGCTGAAAAAGTAACAGACATGACAATAGCTGAGAGTATTAGAACTCAGTGCACTGCTATTTTTAAAGTGTTCAATGATTTGTTTGGTAAAGGCACAGATAAAAAAATATTCGGGAATAAAGTCAATTTATTAACTTGTTTACAAGCTTTCGATGAGCTTATAACTCAAACAAATACATCTCGTGCAGAAGTTGAAAAAATAGCTAATAAATATTCCCCCAATAGGGCAGCTAGAAGAAAGAAAAAATAATGAATGTGCTAATAGATTTGGTACCAACTACAATTGAAATAGAGGGTGGGGAGTATGAGATTAACTCTAACTTTAGAGTGTCCATACTCTTTGAACTTTTAATGCAAGATAACTCTATTAGTGAAGAAAATAAGATTATACAAGCATTACAACTTTATTATCCTGTTATACCACCTAATATTAATTTAGCTGTAGATAAAATGCTATGGTTCTATAGATGTGGAAAAGATATACTACCATCTAAAGGTACTGGAAAGGGTAAAAGTACACAAATTTATTCTTTTAATTTTGATGATGATTATATTTATAGTGCTTTTTTAGACCAGTATAGAATTGATTTGCAGGATATAGAGTACTTACATTGGTGGAAATTTAAAGCCATGTTCAAAGCTTTAAAAGAGGATAATGAAATAGTAAAAATAATGGGATATAGGAGTATTGATTTATCTAAGATTAAAGATAAAGAGGAGAAAAATTATTACAGGAAAATGAAAGAGTTATATAAGATTCCAATTGCTAAAGATGAAAAAGATAAGTTAGAAGAAATAAATAATATTTTACTAGATGGTGGGGATATTGGTAAGCTATTGTAATGTATTCCTTATGTATTGTATAATTTATTAATATAATACATAAGGGAGGTTATTTTGAATATGAAGAAAAATTTAGCAATTATTTTTTTATCTGCAATTATAAGTTTAAGCCTTGTAGGATGTGGATTTACTGAAGGAGTTAAAAAAGGAGCTGAAGATGCAAATAAAAAAGATAATAATAATAATAAAGTAGCTGTAGAAACAAAAAAAGACATTAAGAAATTTAATGTTGATTGGGCAAAATGTGTAGAAGATACTAAGAAGGAATTAACTAATCAAAATAATTTTGATTTTGTAAAAGATGTTTATATAAAAGTAGAAGATAATAAGATAACATTTACTGCTGCTTTAGCTGATGCTACAAATGATAAAGTAGCACTTGATTTTGCAGATACAATGTTAAGAAGATTTAATGCGAACGCTCAACTTCAGGATAGTTCTATAAAGGGCGGAGAGAAAAATTATTTAGGTGGCCTATATGACAACTATGATATAAGCATTGGAATTGCTCCATTGAGTAAAACAAATAGTCAAAAAGATTGGTACGTTTTTGATGCTATTTCTAAAGGTGTACAAAGAGAGCCTAAATTACAAAAATAATATATAAAGTAAACTGCACTTACATTAGTAGGTGCTTTTTTAATGAGGTGATTAATATTGAAGAAATAAGATGTTCTGATTGTAATCAGTTGCTTTTGAAGGCTGATTATGTCAAAGGAGAAATAAAATGTACTAGATGCAAAAAAATAATTAAATTAGAGATTAAACAAAGAACAGAGCCAAACCACACCATAGAGTAGTGAGTGAGCCTGTCTTTTTTTATTTTATGTAAAAAAGGCAGGTGAGAAATATATGGCAGATGGTAGCATTGTTATAGATACTAGAATTGATAGTAGTGGTGTTGAAAAAGGAGTAAGTAAATTAAATAGTATAGCTGGTAAAAGTGTTAAAGTTTTTACAGGAGCGGTTGCAGCTACAGGAACAGTATTAAGTGGATTAGGGGCTTATGCCCTTAAAGTTGGCTCTAACTTTGAAGAAGGTATGTCCAAAGTTTCAGCTATATCTGGAGCTACTGGCGAAGATCTTAAAAAACTAACTGAAAAAGCTAAGGAAATGGGGGCCAAGACAAAATTTTCCGCAACAGAAAGTGCGGAAGCCATGCAATATATGGCGATGGCAGGATGGAAAACTGGCGATATGTTAAATGGTATTGATGGAATAATGAACTTAGCTGCCGCTAGTGGGGAAGATTTGGCACTGGTTTCTGATATTGTTACGGACGCCCTTACTGCGTTTGGTATGTCTGCTAAAGATAGTGCTCAATTTGCAGATTTATTAGCTAGTGCCGCAAGTAATTCTAATACTAATGTTAGTATGCTTGGGGAATCTTTTAAATATGTTGCACCAGTAGCTGGGGCACTTGGACATAGTGCTAAAGATACTGCTTTTGCTCTTGGATTAATGGCTAATGCAGGTATAAAGAGCAGTCAATCGGGTACAGCACTTAGGGCTTCTTTAACTAATCTAGCACATCCTAGTAAGCAAATGGCTGAAGAAATGGATAGATTAGGCATATCCTTAACTGATTCTAATGGAAAAGTTAAGGAGGGAAAAGCCCTTTATGATGAATTAAGACAAAAATTTAGTGGACTAACTGATGCTCAAAAAACTCAATCAGCTGCCACTATCTTTGGTAAAGAAGCTATGTCAGGTATGCTTGCAATAATAAATGCAAGTGATGAAGATTACAAAAAACTTTACGATAGCTTAAACAATTCAGCGGGTGCTGCTGAAAATATGGCTAATGTTATGAATGATAACCTAAAAGGACAGATAACTCTTTTAAAATCTGCTTTAGAAGGTTTAGGGATACAACTCTATGAGAGTGTTAATAATCCTATGAAAGATATAGTTAAAACTGCAAATGAAATGGTACAACAACTTTCAAATGCATTTGAAAATGGAGGAATAACAACATTAGCTGCTGTATTAGGCAATATATTTTCACAGATAATTGTTAATATTACTGCTAGTTTACCTAAGATTATCGATTTAGCAGTGCAAGTAATCCAAAGTTTTATAACAGGTATACAAAATAACTTGCCATTAATAGCATCTTCCGCAATGCAAATAGTCCAAAGTCTTGTAACTGGATTTATAACAGTATTTCCACAAATTATTCAATTAGGATTGCAGTTAATTGCAGAGTTAGGAAATGGCATAAATCAGGCGTTACCAACTCTTTTACCTCAAATTATTAATGTTGTAATAAGTATAGGAAATATGATTATCCAAAATTTACCCACTATAATACAAGCAGGTTTGCAATTAATTATTCAGTTGGGAACGGCTATAGCACAAGCAATACCAACTCTTTTGCCACAAATTATAAATGTTGTAATCGGAATATGCGATATGATTATTCAAAATTTACCTACTATAATACAAGTAGGATTGCAAATTATAGTAGCTTTAGCACAAGGATTAGCTGATAATTTACCAACATTAATAGAAAATGTACCAAGAATAATTAATAGTTTTACAGATGCGATATTTGGACAATTACCTCAAATAATTGTCGCAGGTATAAAAATTATTTTAGCCTTAATAAAGGGGTTAATTCAATCTATACCTACTATTATATCTAATATGCCACAGATAATAATGGCAATTGTAAACGCAGTATCCTTATATAATTGGTGGCAACTTGGAAGTAGTGTAATAACCAAATTGAAGAATGGATTGATATCGATGAAAGGCAATATAGGAGCAACGGCAGCTAATATTGCAACTTCAATTGGAAACAAAATAACTAATATATTTAAAGGTGGTCTTAGTTGGGGTAAAAATTTAATGTCAAGTATAGGACAGGGATTTTCTTCAATGATAGGCTTCTTAGGAAGTTCTGCTAAAAATGTTGCATTAAATGCATTAAATGCTATTAAATCTGCTTTTAGTGGAGGAGTTAACATTGGTAAAAACTTAATTCAGGGAATTTGGAATGGTATTTCTAATATGAAACAATGGATTTTAGACAAAATAGGAGGATATGCAGGAAGTATAATAAGTGGAATTAAAGGTGCTTTTGGAATACACTCACCATCACGTGTAATGAGAGATTTAATAGGTAAAAACTTAGTGAGAGGTATTGGAGTTGGTGTAGACGTAGAGACTCCAAAAGTGACTAAAGATATTTTAGATAATATGGATAATATAACTACTAAAATGACTGCGGCTGTATACCAAGAACAGGCGAGAACATCAAGGGCAATGACCGCTGGAGTTAATAAAACTATAAATAATACGAATGAAACAGTAACTAATAATGATAATGGATTAACTTTAAAAGTTGATAAGTTTATAAATAATACAAAACAAGATATAAAGGACATAGCTGAAGAACTTGAATTTTATAGAAAACGTAATTCATTAGCGACAGGAGGGGTATAATGGAAACTGGATTTATTTGGAAGGGTACACACAGTAATGAGAAGGGATTAAAAATTATATCCCTTCCTAATATTACAACTCCAGAAAAAAGGGAAGAAAAAATAATTATTCCAGGAAGAGATGGATATTTAACACAAAGTGATGGGGGTTATGAAGGTGAAGTTAAACCTGTAGAATTTGATATTAAACATGATAACTTTGACGAAATTAAAACATGGTTAAATGGGAGTGGAGAAGTTATATTTTCTAATGAGCCAGATAGATATTATAAAGCAAGAATAATTAATAAATTAGATTTAGCTAGAGTTCTTGAAAAGTTTCATAGCGGAATAATACAATTCGATTGCCAACCATTTGGTTATTTACAAAGGGAAGTAATGCAAATAATTACTCCAACTACTATTTATAATCAAACCAATAAAGATTCTGAGCCTTATATAAGGGTTTATGGTAGTGGAACTATAACATTAAATATAAATGATATAGTTATTAAATTTACTAATGTTGAAAATTATATAGAAATAGATTCAGAATTAATGGAGTGCTATAAAAATAATACACCTCTAAATAATCATATGTATGGTGAGTTTCCTATATTTCAGGTAGGAGAAAATAAAATAAGCTGGACGGGTAATGTATCTAAAATAGAAATAACTCCGAGATGGAGGTGCTCGTAATGATTACACTTTACAATGAGCTAGAAACTAATTTTCAACATAATGGAATAGGAATATTAAAAGACTGCTTAAAATGTGAAACGCACAGAGATTTGAGCGGTCTTTTTTCTTTAGAATTAGAATATCCAATACATTCTAAAATGGCCAATAAAATAGAAAAATTCATGATAATTAAAGCTCCAACTCCGACAGGTTTACAATTATTTAGAATACAAGAAAGAGAAAGAGATTTAGGAACAATAAAAATTAATGCTACACATATTTTCTTTGACTTGGTTAGAAATTTTATAGCTGACACCAACATAATAGGTAAAACAAGAATACAGGCAGTGCAACAGGTGCTGGATAAGACTTTAACTCCTCATAAATTTATAGTTGAAGGTGATTATGGTGGAAAACAAAATAATTGTAGAATAGTAAGATATAATCCAGTAAAGGCTTTATTGGGTGATGAAGATAATACAATTAGAAATAGATGGGGACTTGAGCTTGATTTTGATAACTATAAAATAATAGCTAAAGAGAAAATAGGAAAAGAAACTGGGGTGCTAATTGCATATAAAAAAAATATGCTAGGTATTACTGAAAAACTTGACATGAGCGAAGTTGCAACTAGAATAGTACCGCAAGGAGCAGAGGGGTTGTTATTGCCAGAGTATTATATTGATAGCCCTAATATTAGAGCTTATTATCAGCCTTTAATAGCTCATGTTAAATTTGATGAGATAAAAGTAAAAGAGCAGCCTACAGAAGGGGAAGAACCTACAGAAGATGATGAAGGGTTTGAAACCAAAGAAGAAGCACATGCTGAAATGAGAAAGCAAGTTAATAGATTATTTACAGAAACTAAAATAGATATACCTTTTTTTAATTATGAGGTTGAATTTGAAGAATTAGGCAAAACCGAAGAATATAAACAGTTTAAAGCTCTTCAAAATATTAATATTGGTGATACTGTAACAGTTAGGCATGGGGAATTAGGATTAGATTTAAATGGTAGAGTTATAACTTATGATTATGATTGCCTATTAAATAAATATATAAAAATAGAATTAGGTATGGCTAAAAAGGATTTAACTTTGACTATAAAACAAGCTATGGCAGAAATAGAATTCACTAAGGAAAAGATAGAAATGGAAGTTTCCAATTTAGATAAAAGTTTAAGTAGTAAATTGGAAATAACAGAAAAGCATATAATGACAGAAGTCAAAGATGTTAATAAGAGTCTAAATAGTAAAATCGAACAAACAGCAGAAACAATAACATTTACAGTTAATAATCAAATATCTAAAGTGAATAGTAAGATTGAACAACAGGCCGATAGTATATCTTTGGTTGTAGATGGTGGAGGAAGTATAAAGGCTGCACAAATTGCTTTAGCCATAGCTAATGATAGCAGTTCTATTAATATGTTAGCTGACACTATAAATATAATCCCTCATGATGGTGTTATTAATTTTTCTAATGGCACAAGTATAGATACTAGAGATAGTTCAGGGCAAAACAGGGATAACTTTATAAGATTACGTGCAGATAAATATCATTATGTTTGCGTGGATGCTAACGACGGAGCTATAAGTTTATTTTTCCCAGGCGGTGGCGGTTCACATGCTTACTGGACTTTTAAAAAAGATGGGCTGTATAAAGATGGGGTAAAAGTATTATAAGAAAGGAGTGATTATATGGATAAACCGTTTAATTTACTTATAGATACAAAACGAACAGGTTTCAATGCTGTAAGAGGATTGAAGCAAGGGGACAATAATTCTATATTAAATGTTACTTTAGTGCAGAATAGTGTCCCTTTTAATTTAACTGGATTAACAGTAAGAATAAATTATAAAAGGCCAGATAATAAGTTATTTCTTCAGATGGTGAATATAGAAAATGCTACTGAAGGTAAGATTAAAATAAATATATTAACTAAGGTTTTAGAAAATGCAGGAGAAGTTAAAGCTGACTTATCCTTATTTGATAAAGATAATAGAAAAATAACAAGTGCAACATTTTCTATGTTTGTAGATGGCTCTATATACAGAAATGACTATTTAGAACCAGAAGATTTAGACCTTATTCAATCTATTTGGGTTGAAGAAGATAAAAGAATAAGAGCAGAAAATGAAAGAGTAAAAAATGAAGATAATAGAAAAAATGTTGAAAATGCTAGAGTAGAAAGTGAAGAAAACAGGAAACTAGAAGAAATTAAAAGAGTAGATAGTGAAAACATTAGAGTAGAAAATGAAGCAGGAAGAGAAGCAAATGAAAATCAAAGGGTTGAAAATGAAAAAACTAGGCTAGAAAATGAAAACCAGAGAAAAGAGAATGAAGAAAATAGAATTGCTAAAGAATCTGAAAGAGTAGATGCGGAAGAAGAAAGAAAGGTAAATGAATCAGTTAGGCAGCAAGGATATGCTGACATGGAAGATACTATAAATAATTTTTCTGTATGTGAAGAATATGATCCTGGCAAAGAATATAAAAAATTTAACCGAGTAGTTTACAATGGTAGTTGCTGTGAATGTTTAAAAGATTGTACTAACATATATCCAGTTAGTGCAGAATATTGGATTCTTATAGCCCAAAAAGGTAAAGATGGGCTAGGATCTGGAAATATGCATACGGACACCTACGACAAAAATCAGAATGGTATAGTAGATAAGGCTGAATCTATAACAGATGGATTTATAACATATAACGTAACAGATATTAATAATACATTAAATACTTTAAATGTAAATGACCAAAATGCTAGAGAAGAGATAATGGATATTAAACTTAAACTAAAAGAAAAGTTAGCAGTGGACTTTATAAATAAATCTGGAATCGGATTCTTTGACACATTTGAAACAGATGAATATATAGAATCTAGTACAGCCACATGGAATAAATCAGAGACAACAATAGAATTCGGAAGTCCAGAATCAGAGCAATTAGTTTATCAAGCAGTAGAAAACTCAGATACAATCGAACTAGTAGGCGACCAACTCAGGGTGGGGGATATAATAAAAATAGGAGATAAATTAATAACAGTAGAGGAGGTAATATAGTGGAGTATTTAGGAATTGAAAAGTTCGGGACTTTGTTCATTAATAATATAGCTCAAGCTAGGTCTAGTAGACCGTGGTTCCCTAAGAACTATCCCGGTAATTTGTCAGAGCGTGGAGATGGTGCTATTCCTCAAATCACATCAAACGATACTGTTCAAATTAGAAGTACACAGCGAGGGGCGGAAATACAATGGATTCATATAGCTGAGAACAACAAACATATTTATATTAGTGACCAAGTATTAGTGACAGACATATCATGGAACTATTTAAATGAGCGTAATATGATATTCGGAACACCAGTTACAATAGATGGAAAAGAATATAAGCTTAGAGTATTAACAGGTGGAGACCTGCAAAACCAAAACAACGAGTGGGATACAATAATACGAAACACAGCAAACATCACAGGCTTACCAAAACCAACTCAAGAAGATTTAACAAACACCAATACTTATGGTCAATTAGATGGAGACCATAACCAATTATGGAATTGGTGGGGAATACGTACAATTTGTCAAGAGACTCTATATAGTAGAGGGTACACAGGTGCATCAGGAAGTATAAGTATTAACCCTCCAGAGAGGTCTCCAGCGTTAGGTTGGAGACCAGTATTAGAGCGTATAGAAATAGACCCACCAGGCAAACCAATACCAGTATACCCAACCTCAGAAGATAAAACACATCCAGAACCAGTAAAAGGTGAGATTACTTTACAAACCAAGTATAACGGGGACGGTTATTTAGAGCAAATGGAAGTGGCAGTATATAATTACACTCAACAAAAGTTTGAATATCAAACTGAATGGATAAACAATACAACAGGAGTAATGCAACTTCCAGTAACATTCAAGGCGGGTAACAATTATAAGATAACAGTAAGACATAAAGGAACAGGTGGAATTGCCAAGGGATGGCTTGAACTTTATGTAATCGGGGGAGAATTAGGAAAATACAAGCTATCAGAATCAGTAACTCAAAAACAATATGACAAGCTAAAAGCCTATTCAGCAGGACAAGAATTAATAATGAAGCCCCAAACTTTCCCACCATTTGAAGCAGTAGACTTACAACTACAAGTGGGGAAAACAAATAAATTAACCGTAGATGAAGAAGTATCCGAACAAACAGAACTAAAAATGAAAGATTCAACTAGAGCAGTATTCCCAAAGGACACAATATACACAGGGGGAAAACCAAATAATATATTAGATGTAACAGGCGACTATGCAGAGTATGGTGTTAAAGATGCTACTGTAACAAACCAACAACATCAGACTTTTGGAAACGGTGGAAGGAAATTAGTAAAATTAGCGAATGGTTGGTTAGTTGCTGTTATGCTATATAACAATGCTGGAAATGCAGCTCTCTTACCGATATATTACTCGGAAGATAATGGTACTACGTGGAAATATGGTCTAACATTAGAACACGATACTTCCCCTACACAGTGGGGAGGAGTTTCCGCAGTAGCAAGAGGTAATGATATATATATATTAACCACATCCAATATGGAAACTAGTACGTCAATGAATATTAACAATAAAGCAAGGGTTACAAAAGTTACTCTTGATATGTTCACTCACAAGGTAATGCTCTGGAATACTTACTATGCAGGATTGACCGATAGTAACGGATATTTTGGTTACTGTTCACTAGCGATAAACTCGGAAGGTACAGAACTTCATGCCTGCTGGAGTTGTAAAACCACAGAACATCCAGAAAATTACAATATCCGATATGCCAAGGGGATTATTAGTAATGATGGTAACATATCTTGGGGAGTAATCGAACAAATAACAAAAACAATTGATAGCTTAGATTTTTTTAATTATCCGTCTATTACACTAGATAATAACAATTATGTACACATAATTACTAGCAGTTATTTTTCACGAAAATATCTAGTAGATTTAACAAACAACCCTAATGTTGCTTCTGGTATGGGTTCGCTATACCTCGCGAATTCATGGAAGGGTAAGTTATTTGTTGTAGGAGATTCCTATATCCAAACCGACCCATCAACAGTGTTTATACCACCTGCAATAAGTGGACTATCTCAGGGTAGGATTTGGGTAGCTTGGGATGCATTGAGTGAATCAAGCCCAACTAAGTTTAACATATTTGTATCATATTCAGATAATGGCGGTATAACTTGGTCAACACCTTTGAACATATCGAATGACACTAATAACAGCCAAGTATACCCATCAATAACAGCAGACAAAACAGGAGAAATCTTTGTATTGTGGCGTGGCATTGATTCAAATGCACCTAGTTCTGGAGATATACGTATACGAAAATATATAAATAATTCATGGGGCGAAATTGAAACTATTACGAAGAACCAGTCAAGTGAACAACGTCTTAATTACCCTTCAACCTTAGTAGATTTAACACATGACTATACTGTGCCTTTATTTATCTACCAAGACGATGTAAATAAGCGAGTAGGATTTTACGGAACTTGGCAGGCTGAGTCAGGCTACACGCTAACCTTAGAAAATCCAGTAACAGCTTCAGCGGGGGAAGAAATCCCAATATTGGACTTTAAACCAAAGATAAACGGACAAGAGTTAACAACAACTAAACTAGAAGACAATACACAATACTTTTCCGTAGACAAGCTCGAAGCAGACCACGTCGACTTAGAAGTCGTGGGAAAAGCGAACAGCATTAATACTATAGCTTACACTATAAGTTAAGGAGGATATTATGGGAGTATATATTAATAACAAAATAATAATGGAAAAGAAAGAAAAAGAAGTAAACAAGCTCACATTGCAAAGTTTAGGACAACAACTAACACAAGAAAAAATTAAGAATATGCAAAAAGATGCTATAATAAATAATTTAGGTAAAGAATTAACTCAAATAAAATTAGAAATGTTACAAAATAAAGGGGGTAATCTATAATGGATTTTTGGAAACTAGCATTTGAACAAAAGTGGGTAGATACAGAACAATTAAAGGGTGCTGTTAAAACTGAAAAGTTTCCTTTTGGAGAAATAACTCCAGATGAGTATTATAAAATAACAAAAATATATTTTGAAGTAGAATAAATTATAAAGGCAAAGTAGACACCCAATAGGTGTTTTTATTTTGCCTATTTTTAATTATTGGAGGTGTAATGTGGAATTAAAAGTCTGCGAAGAAAAGCATAAAAGGATAGAAGAAAAAATAAATGTACATGATATTAGGATTAATAATCATTCAGAAAGAATTGATAAAATAGAAGTAACATTAGCAGAAAGTAAGGCAGATATTAAAAACTTATGTAAAGATATTAGAAATCTAACAAGCATATTAAAATGGTTATGTACATTAATGGGAAGCTCTTTAGTGGCTTTCTTTTTTTATGCAATTCAACACAATTTATTTAAATAGAAAGGGTGATTATATGAAGTTTTTAGAGCAATTTTTACAGATAAAAAAGATAATAGCATTATTGACAACTATAGTATTTTGCATTTTAGCACTAAAAACTAATATATCAAGTACAGAATTTTTAAGTGTATTTACATTAATAATAGGATTTTATTTTGGGCAAAGTTCAGCTAGACAGGCAGTAAAAGAAAGTAAAGAGCAGGAATAAAAACCTGTTCTTTTTTAATTAAATTTTATAGGAGGAATGTTTTATGTTATTTAATTTAAATCCAGGACACACATTAAGTGGTGGAGATGTAGGAACTAGAGGAATAAATGGATTAAAAGAAGAAGTATTAACAAGGCAATTAGTAGGGGAAATAGATAAAGAATTAAGAGGCAGAGGGCATAGAACAAATATATGTAGAATAGATTATGCATCAACATTGCAAGAAAGTTTAAATAAACAAGTAGCTTTATGTAATTCAGTAAATGCAGATTTAAATATTTGCATACATTTTAACACTACAGTAGGTGGTTATGGATCAGAAGTATATACTTATAGTGGTAAGTATTTAATAGAAGCAGATAGAGTATTGAAGCAATTAAATAATTTAGGCTTTAGAAATAGAGGGATTAAAGACCAACCTTTAGCACTAACTAAAAGAACTAAAGCAAAAACAATTTATATAGAAGTATGCTTCATAGATAGTTCTGGAGATGTAGCCATACTTAATAAATATGGAATGAATGGAATTGCTAAGGCAATAGTCAATGGTGTTTTAGGTACATCTTCAAACGTAACACCTGCACCAAGCAAACCATCTACAGATAATAGTTGGATTAATTTAGATGGAAGAACAGGTACAATAAATACACCAAGCGGTGTAAATGTAAGGGAAAAGAAATCTACATCTAGTAGAGTATTAGGTGCTTTACCTAATGGATCAAAAGTACAATTATACCGTAAAGAAGGAGATTGGATACACATTTATTATCCTCCGCATGGGGGTTATGTTTATGCTAAATATATAAGATATTAATTTTAAGAGGTACTTCTGTAATGGGAGTACCTTCTTTTTTATTTTGCTGAATAATAATGTAAAATGTCTAAATTTTTGGTAAAAATTATAAAGGAAAAATTGTGTAAATGTAGAAATTATATAATAAGAGTCTGTTAGGTTAAAATGATTTAACAGATAAAATAATCTAAAGGGGGATGACTAAATGAAAAAAGTTGTAATTGGTCTTTTAACAGCATTGATACTTGGGGTAAATGTATCTAGTGCTTACGCAGCAGAAAGCTGCCCAAGATGTGGCGCTACGGTTGGGACATATGAAAATCATTCATGTTGTGATTATTTAGGCCATGATAAGGAGGTAATTCAGAACAAAAACGGCAATATGTGTAGAGTTCTGGTTTATTGTAAGACTTGTGGTAAGACGTTACAGTATAAGCCATGTCCATAA